TACGCTTTATATTGACTCAATGCAGAGAAAATATGAACTAGATGTTGCAGTTGGCGCACTTGCGAACGACATAGCTACAAGCATTGCTGCAAAGATTAACGCTGATAATTTCAGAGTTGTTAGCGCGGTGGCCACTACAAACGTTGTTACTATTGAGGCACGCAACACAGGAACGCAAGGCAATAGTATCGGTACTAAATTTGATCTTGGTTTATCAGAGGGGATTACACTAGTTACAACAGCTATGGCGAACGGTGCAACTGATCCAGTTTTAACTGGTCTTTTTGATCCAATTGCAGATAAAAGATTTACTTCTATAGTTTATCCTGGAAATTATGATATTCCAACTTTAAGCAATGAAATTACATCAAGATTTAACGTTGATGATAAAATAATTGACGGCGTTGGTATTGTAGGTTTAACAGATACTTATGCTAACTTAGTTGCTGATACATCTTTGCAAACTGTAAAAGGTATCGCTAAAAGAAGTAATAAACTTGTTAATAGAGATACGCATAAAGGCGGTGCAGTTTTTGAATCTCCTTTCGTATTAGCAGCAAGAGCGGCAGCGGTAAGAGAAATAAGGTTGACGGTTGGTTCAAATACATCAAGTTTATCAACAAGCGGTCAGGCTGTTGGCGGATCATTCTTTGGCGCTATTCCTTACGCTGACACTCCAGAGCAAGGCTTGAGAGTTATTGAAAGCGGGGATGACTTTACAAGTTTGGAAGCTAATCAATTAAAAGAAGCCGGTCACTGGTTGTTAAGCAACAACTCAAATGACACTGCGCTAATTTATGATGAAGCGATCACAACTTACAAAACTGATAGCTTAGGTTTACCTGACGTTACTTTTAAATATTTAAACTATATCGACAGCTATACTATCGCAAGAGATTACATTTTTAAAAACATCAAGTCAGATTTTTCACAACGAATCTTGACAACTGGTCAATTAGTAGCAGGTCGCCCAATGACAAACGCTAAACAATTTATAGGCGTTAACATGGGTTATTACGCTACCTTATCAGGATTCAGCGGCGATAACAGCTATGTTCTTTTGAACTCATCGCCTGAGGCTAAAGATCGCTTTAGACAAGAGTTAGAGCAAAGTATCGTAGTTAATTTACCGCAAGGCAAGATAACGGCTGACGTTCTCGCTCTTATCAACACGCAAGTTAGAGAAATCCTAATAAGCATCATTCCAACTTTTGAATAAATAAAATATGACTAATATAATTGAATTTGGTGAGTTATCGATAAACGGAGATATTATAGCTACGACACAAGAAACTGCAACTCGAGATGGGTGTCCAAAACGTGACACTGTAACTCAAATGAACGGCCCTAATGTCACGACACAAGATAACACGCCTAATTTTTCTGAAATAGAAGTTACAGTACTAGATTCGATGGAATCTCGCGTTATATTTGACGCACTCTATGACAACGGTACCAATAACGTTATTACTTATAATGGCAAAAACTATTCAGGTGCTAAATTAGTAGACAAGCCACAAAGAAAGGTCATGGGTGAAGCTACTTATATGTTTCATGCAAACCCACCAGCTTAATAACAATTAATAAAAAATAATATGTCTAAGGAGTTAGAAATAAAATTAGCAGAATCGGTTGAATGTTTTTTCAACGATAATGGTGTAAATGAAATTAGGGTAATTGATACCTTGTATTTTATGGCACCAACCTATAAACACAAAGACTTGATGCTCGAAATAAGGCAGGCTTTCTTTGGCGCATGTACAATGCTAGCAAAACAATCAAGCGGTAATTCAAACGCCAATAGTAGCGAAAAAGAAAAAGACGGTGATTTTGAAGTTAACGAAGAAATGGTAAAAGGAGCTATTAATTTTTCAGGTGATGGTTTTGATATTGTAAAATTTTATAATAACATGACAAAGTTATTTGTTAAAGATATTTGCTTTAAAGATGAGGAGAAGAAAAATAAAATACTTTCGTCAGAACTTGGCAAGTTAAGCGCGGAGGATATGGATAAAATAGTTATTGATTATATTGTGTGTTTTTTCGCGACCTCTTGGTCGAGGTTACTAAAATAGATGATATAATTTGTAGCTTAGCTATTTTTTATAAAGGGGCTGCAAGTTTTGAGTGGTTAGAAAATCAGACTTTGTCAAAAATTATGTCTCTACAAGAGCAGGCAAATAAAATAAATAAAGAATTGAGTAAAGAATAATTATGGCCACTTTTCAAAATCAGTACATATTTAAGCTAATTGACAAGATCTCGCCAAAGCTTAAGAATATTGAGAGGCAGGTCTCCAGAACAACTGGTAAAATAAAACGAAACGCTAATAAAATTAATTTTAGTTTTAAAGGTATGGCTGGAGGCTTTAAAAAGCTTGGTAGAGGTATCTTGAAAAAAACTAAAGGCATGATTTTTTCAATCAACACATTAAAAAAATCAATTTTAGCGCTGGCCGCTGGAGTTACAGCCTCATCAATTTCATTCGCAAGTTTAGAGCTCGGTCTTGTCAACGTGCAAAATTTGTTGTCTAATGACGATATATTAAAATATAGTAACGCTCTTAAAGTTATGCAAAAAGAAAGTGTCAGGTCTGGTTTTTCAATTGAAAAAACTAACAAGGCATTATTTGACACGGTATCATCACTAGGCGCTGGCAAAAGTGGTCAAGAAGCGTTTACGCAAGCTCAGAAATTAGCGGTCGCGGGTGTGACGGATATTAGTACAGCGGTTCAAGGTATTACCGCCATCATGAACGCATATGGGCGTGAAAACACTGACGCAGCAGCTGTAGCCAATGCGTTTTTTACAGCGCAAAAAGTCGGTAGTACAACAGTTGCTGACTTAGCGGATTCGGTTGGTAGAGCTGCTGCGTTTGCAAAGGTTGCGGGCGTTGGATTTGAAGAGTTGTTATCAACCGTTTCAGCATTAACGCTTGGAGGTATTGAAACGACGCAAGCTGTAACAGGTATTAGAGGGGCTTTAAAAGCTATTGTAAATCCAGGAAATGATGCGCGTAAGGTTTTGGAGTCAATGAACGTTCCGATAGGTGGCGCTAATCTTAAAGCTAATGGATTATCAAAAACTTTATCAATATTAGCGAAAGCTACGAAAAAATTTGGCGTTGATGCTTTAATGCAAGCCGTGCCAGAAATGGAAGGTTTTGCAGCAATAGCCGCACTTGACGCAGATAAATTAAAAGTTTTGGATGGGGCTGTCGTACAGATTAGTAAAGATATTAAAAATGGCACTGGATTAAATGAAGCGTACGCTAGAGTGAATGATACACTGTCTAAAAAGTTTTCAAAAGCCACCGGATCGGTCAAGATTTTTGCAGGCACGATTGGCGAGACTTTTAATAAACAAGTCAAATCTGGTTTGGATTTGGTAACTAAACTTTCCAATAAAACTGAAAAATTTACAAATCAACGATTTATAACGCCAAGTGATGTAAATAGCCTTAACAGCGCAAACGCTAATCAGTCGTTATCACCAAGCGCAATAATTAACCACCGCCACCAAGCTCAAGTTGGAGGCAATATTACGGTTGACATTATAAGTGCTGAAAAGACAAGAACAAAAATGACACCAATGAGGGGCAGTAATGTAAGCCTGAGCGGTAAAAATACAATTAAAAGAGGGAGATACTAATGGCGTTATTTAGATTGTCATCACTGCCGACTGCTTCACTTGGTGGCGTAGAAGTTAATTACATTGACGGCACTTTTGAGGGTGGTCGTAAAACTATTACGCATGAATATCCAAATTCTGACACAAGGTTTGTTGAAGATCAAGGCTTACTTGAAAATATATATAATATTACATTTACCACTGACAACAACACCAGTAATCGCACCAGAGACGCTTTAATTAAAGTTCTTAATAAATCAGGTATACAAACCCTAATACACCCCTTCTACGGTGAGAAAAACGTTGTTTGTAAAGGTTATACGGTAGCTGATAGCCCTACGTCAATCGGCATGACTACTTTTTCAGTTACTTTAGAAGTAGCTTCAAGAAACGTGTTGCCAGTCGCAAAAAAGAAAAAAGGATTTTTAGCAGATTTAAAAAGTAAAATATTAGGTGAAAACGAGGCAGCTTTTGACGCTGGCGTTGATTCAGTTAAAAACGCTAAAGATAAATTTGACGATTTTAACGCAAGTACGCAAAAAGCCGCTAGGGAAATGAACAGACTAGCGGACAGGGTGCAAGGTGTCGGCGATTCTTTTTCTGATTTTGCTACATCTATGAATGTTATAATTGATTCATCGGCTGCATTGGTGCAAGCCCCCTCAAAGTTAGCTGCCAGCTTTAGAACTGCCTTTGATAATTTAGGGGGCGCTTATGAAACTGCCAAAGAGCTTTTCGGCGTCACTTCATCTTTTGCTGGTTTTGATGAGCGCAACCAAGTTGCTCTTGGCAACTCATCACGTCAAAAGTCAATTAGAAATAATCAGGATCAGATCAATAATTTTATTAACGTTGCTGCACTTGCTACCGCCTTAGATGCGGCTGCAAATATTGATTACGAAAACCTTGACGAGGTCAATCAAGCTAGAGACATTATCGCTAATAGTTTTGATAGCTTACCAGATAATATAGATCAGGGCTTGCGTGATTCATTAACGCAAATGAGAATCGCCTCAAATGATGTTTTAAACGAAATAGCATTATCAACGCCTAGAATTATTACGATAGATCAAGTCAACCCCCTACCTCTTCATATTTTAGTTTATTCAATGTATGGCAACCTTGACCGCTTAGATCAAATAAGATTGTTAAATAATTTTATAGATACCTCACAAGTATCCGGTTCAATTAAACTATTGAGCAATGGTTAGCTTTAGACAATTTGAAGGACCTAATAATAATATACAAATAGACATAAATGGTAAACGTTTTGCTGGTTTTACAAGCGCAAGTGTTCAAAGATCAATGGATTCATTGTTTGGGACTTTCCAATTTTCAACTACTGTAAAAGAAGACGCTGACGCTATTATTGACAGCAACCTTAAAATGGAAGATGAAGTCACGATCTTTATTGATAATCAACTGGTAATGACCGGCTATATTGATGATTTCACCAATCGATCTGATGTTGGTAGTCACTATATGGCTTTTAGCGGTAAAGATATTACGGCTGATATTGTTATTAGCTCAATGCCAATGTTCGATCAACTTAATTTTAAGAATTTTAAAACGATGGTTGAAAAGGTTCTTTTAAAAGCTGAGATTGATGTCAAGGTAATTACCGACCTAAGCGCCAAAGATCTTGATACTTTAAATTTTGATGCTTTCAATAATGAAGGTAAAGCGCCAGATTTAGACATGACTATATTTGATTTCTTTGACCACTTCGCAAAACAAAAGCAAGTCTTGCTATTAACAAACGAAAAGGGTGAGCTCGTTATTACTAGAGAAGAATCGAAAATAAGCCCCGGAGTTTTAACTTGCAAAAAAAAGAACAATAGCAATAATATACTTGCTTCAAATGTTAGTATTAACACGCAAGAAAGATTTTCAAAAGTCTTTATTTCTGCTCAAGATGTCAACGCCATAAGTAAAGAGCAATTAAATCAAGAGTCATTTTCGGTTGATTCACAAATAAGAAAGTCAAAGCAACGAAGGGTATTTTACCCGAATAAAACTACCGACCCTAACGCTCTAAAAAATATGAGTCAATGGTACGTAAACATCTATAAATCTGCTGGGTCAGTTTATTCAGTTGCCACGCAAGGTTATTACGCACAAGCAGTTAGCGAGATATTGTGGCAAATTAATACATTGGTTGACGTTGAAGATGAAGCAACGCGCGTAAAAGGTCAATATCTAATTGAAGGCTTTAGTTTTAGTAAAGATGTTGAACAGGGTAGTGTCACGCAACTACGTATTGTTGATAAAGGTTCTTACACTATAAAGAGTGAAAAAGAAGTTAAGATTACGGGCGGTGGAAAACAAATGCTAGAAGAGTTGTTTAATTAACCAATTATTTAAAATAATTCGGCGGGGTCTAAAGCAAGTAAAATAAAAGTTCTAAAGCCTGTAATGCATGATAATCTGGCGGGGTCTACAGCGCAATATCCATTTGCGTTCGAAGATGTTAGGTTTCCTTGGTTTTTATAGCAACAAAATTTCTATGGGATTTATAAGCCGTCAACTTCCAAAGCGTATTTATCTTTTCTAAATGCTCAATATGCTTTTTTAATTCTTTTATCTCTCGCTTAGATTTTAT